TGTAATCACCTTTCATTAGGTAGTATCTACCACCCTCCTCCATCCAATGAAATCCAGATGGTGGATCAATCTCCTTGGTCTTGTTAGTAACCGTGAAGTTTGCTTTCTTTTTACCTTTTACCGTTTTCATTAGCAGCGACATTTCCATTTACGCAACGACTTGTTGATGCGTGAGTTCGGGTTTCTTGCGGTCTTGGAGCTGGTCAGCCTCTTCTTCATACCACACATACGTGAGCAGAAAGACTTACGTCTCTTCGCGGACTTGCTGCCTTTCTTGACCTTGCCAGTAACAGCAGTCTTAAGCTTGCTGCCAGGATTTGCAGCTCTATACCTTCTAACACCCTTCGCCGTCAAGCCACCAGAGGGAGACTTGTCTCCACTCTTGACAGAAAACTTCTTGGGCATCTTCCCTTTCCTCCCCCTTTTGTTTTCCTTGACGAGCTTCATTATGGTCTAGTTATGATGTAAGTCGTTGGCTTGCTTTCCGTTAGCAAATATAAAGAAGCAGGGCTTACAGTAATTTGATAGAACGTAGGCCTATTTACGGTTACGCTAGACATTATCTTCTGGCTGGAACGGTACGATCTGGGTTCACGATAAAGTTGCCCTTAAGGATCGTTGTGTCAACGCCGCTAGAGTCTCCAGTGGTGCTCATTTGCATTTCATAAAAATACCCTCCAGACGGAAAGTCAGACATAATAAGCGACGATATAGAGATGTTGAACTTACCCTTATTAGCCACTTGATCTGAATCAATCGTTACAACAACATTTCCAGAACTAATTCTTTGTCTTTCAAAAGACTTTGCGTCTGTGGTAGAGATCATGATTGATGAGCCCTTAAAGATCTGAAAGTAGAAAGCGTAGTTTGTGATGTCAATAGCATTACCAGCGGAGTCTTTAATAGTGAGGTCCATAGAGAACGTATCACCCTTGACGCAGGTAATGTCCAGTGTTTGAGATACGTCGAAATTAACTTGAGACATTACAGGCTGTTTTCAATGTTTTCATCTGTGGTATCAAACTCACCGCCCTGGCCTTGTCGCTGAGCGATAAGCTTACTCGTAAGAGATGCTTGTTGGTCGACTCGGGATTCCTTTCCCTCCTCCTTCATGGTCTCCAACTTCTCTCTAAACTCTTGGTCTTCAGTTCTAAATCCAAGCGTAGCCTGGGCCCTAATCATTTCGATCTCTCTTCTATGCTCATGCTTCAGCTTCTCAAGCTCCATCTCAGCCTGAGTTTTGGCCTGGATCTTTTGCATCTCAAGCTGCGCCTCGGTCTGAAGCTCCTGCTGCTTGGCCTGTGATGCAGACTGCGCTGCCTGCTGAGCCACCTGAGCCTGCTGCTGAGAGTTTTGCTGAGCAATCTTAGCCTGATCCTTCTGGCGATTTTTTCGCTTCACCATGAGAAGACGCTCGGCCTGATTTACATCTTTGATGTTTCTTACAATAAGAGCATCCTCTAGGTCAATCTCCTTCTGGCCAAGGGCCACCTGGATGCTCTGTTCAAGATACTGCTTATCCTCAGTCTCCATCTCTTTCACGACCTGAACGCCAAAGTTAAACATGGGCAGGTCCTTAAACGATGTCAACGCTTCCATATTCTCCTTACCAATGGCGTTCTCGTAGGCCCTAGAAATAACAGACCCGTCAGGAATAATCTGAAGGCACTTGACAACATCGCTACAGACCTTTTTGTACAAGATCATAGAAGCATTGGTGATGTCGTAGATGGCGTTGTTGCCTGCGGCAATAGCCTGCTGTCTTACCCCAACCAAAGCATCACCCTTAGGCGAGGATGCATCCATAGCTTCATTGATACCTGTAGTATCCCTGATCAGCCTCATGTAGTGATTGTACAGGGCGATAAGCTCATTGATGTTTCTGATGGCGTTACCGATCTCTCTAATCGGAGGGGCCTGACCAGTACCGTCGGGATTCTTGCTTCTGTAGTAGAATACACCCGTCTGCTCATAGATATCGTGAAGGTCGAGAGGTTGCAGCTCTCCACCCTTTCCAAGCTGGACATTCTCCAACCCCTCGATATCAATGATCAGTCCGTCTGGCTTAGCCTTTGCTATGGCCTGCTGAATCTTAAGGTGAGTCAGCTGAAGCATGTCGGCAAAACCAACGCAGCTATCAACCATAGACTTAGGCATCATTCTGTTGATGTTTGTAGAAACAACAGAGTATGAAAGCTTAGCCCTAGACAGATCATGAATGTTCCTGGGCATATTAGTCTGCTTGCCGTAGTTGATCACATGATCGGTCCCCATGATGTAAACACCCCCGTAGATGCACTCGATCTGAAGCTTTTCTGGAGATGCCTCAAACACACTGTCCTTGCCCCCTTTCTGAGCGAAGCCCTGATAGTAGAAGTTACTGTTACCGAACTTGTTCTCTTTTTCCTCGAAGAACATGGTGTCTACACTCAAGAACTCAAACTCAAGAATGTCGATGGTGTACTCGTCGTACTCGTACATCGTTCTATCTCCGAGGTCATCATATTGGGTGCTATTACCGCTTACACCAGTGCCCTTTGATTTTTGAGAAATCTTTTCGTAATCCTCCTCAGACAGTTGATCCCCTGCCATGCGCTTAAGCTCAGAGATCGTAATGGTCTTAATGTGACCAGCATATACAAGGTCATCAAATGATGGGTCCTCGGTATAGCTATGAACAAACTTCTCTGGATCTACGTACTCAACGCGGATGCCGACGTTAGGGTCATTGGACCTTTTAACAACGGACATACCAAGCGCCACGATATCATTAACGCAGCGCCTAAAGATTCCGTCGTTGAAGTTGTTCCAGGAGAGCGTAAGGTTTGTTGCAATCTGAGCCGATATCTCACCGTCAGTCTTGACGTTGCTGTCCAGGTAGATTTCTGCCTCCTCCATTGTCTCGGGCAGCTTGTCTGGGTCGTCGCCCAAAACAAGGCCCCCTGTGGTATCCTTAAGTTTCTTTAGCTCATCCCTAAGCTCAACCTGATTTTTTACTCTGCGCTTGTAATTGTTCTTTTCAGACGAAGAGAACGGATCAATAGCCTCCAGATTTGGGTATGGATTCTTTGAAAGAATCTTGTTGACCACGATACGAACGAACTTAGGCAGAATCGGTACTGGGGTGTAGTCCAGGTTCATCAAACTGCCGTCACCTGAGTTGGGGTCGACATTGTTCAACAGCCTCTTGTAGATCGAGGTGTCCTGAATACCCAAAGAGTATTTCCTATTTCTTTGAAATACCTTTCTTCTTCTTTTCTGAAGCGAGTTCTTATCGGATGATCCCCTCCACTGGGCCTCGATCGCCTTAGCGTACTTCATCCCATACCTCTTGTCTTGTTTCTTTTCAGAAGGAAGCAGAGGATCAGGGAAGGATTTGTTGGCCTTAGAGTTGCTGTACATTTATCCCGATTATAGTGCAAATATAACAAATCATCCTATGGGCTTATAACGCCTAAAGAATTTGGCCTCAGAGAAGTCTTTCTTTGGTTTTGATTTTGCTTTTTGCGCGGCGAGAAGAGCCAGCCCAGAGGAAATGGTAAGGTCAAACTTGGTTCTATTGTCTATCTGAAAACCAATCCAGTCCTCCAGGGTTCGGTTGAAGTACATGTTCCCATAGTCACCAGTGTCTCTGTTGATACCTATGTGGTCATGGACATACGCCTCGATTGCGTGGGCGTGCGATTGGATTACGTCCTGAGAGTTTGAGGGGATACCCTTAGTCTTGACCTTGAAACTAGAAGACCCCGAAGACAAGTGGGAGGGTCGATCCATTAAGTACCCATCGTAACCTCTTGATTCAAAGTATCTTGCAATCCCGTACTTGTTGTTCTCAATCAACAGTGGGTACCCGTAAAAAAAGGCAGCCATCAGGCAGTCCTCATAAAAGATTTTAGCCAAAGGCGGACGGGACGCATACTCCAGCACAAACATGTTCGATGGGTGCTCCATGTGAAACTTGTTGTACAGGTGTAGCGCTCCTTTCGACCCCCGTCCATCGACGGTGGCGTCAAGGTCGTAGGAGTCAACCCCGCCTACCCCCAGCTCTGCATTAGGTGCAATACGTTTTCCTTTATCAAATTTAGACACATTCCTCAGCTCCTCGGGAGGCATCCAGGATATCCTAAACCTTCCCTTTGCATCTGGAGAGAAGACAACCTTTCCGTCCTTTACCCCGTCCTTCCACATGAGGTTGCCACGCACGACAGGGTTAGGGAACAGGTCGTCATTGTACTGGACCTGCTCGTAGATCTTGCCGATGTTAAAGACACTGCCCTCGATACTATCGCGGAACGCCTCATCGGTGGTGAACGGGAACTGCCTTGTAACCTCATTGAGCTCAGAGGGGTCCCCCTTCAGACTCTCCCTCTCATTCTTCAGGTATGTCTTTGCACCAATAACGATGTCCTCACCATCAAGCCCCTCTATTGCAGACGGCGGGTCGTAAGCTACCGCATTACCAAAGACATCGAAGAATCCTTCAAGAGATTTGTGAGCAGGAATAAAGAGTCGGTATAGACCCGAGATAGTTCTCCCGTTGGCGTTTCTCTCGCTGGGGTCTGAGTCCCTCCATAGCTCCTTGTACTCTCGACCGCCCTTATCCATTGGATTTACAGTAGATCCTACGAGGGCCTTGCCCACAATCTTTCTGCCCACGATAAGACAGGTGCGCTCGATTCTCCATGCATCCCTAATATCCGAAGGCTTCTCCCACTTGCCAGCCTCATCTAAATACATGAGGTGAAGCTTCTCGCCGTCGTATGCGTTGTTGGTGGTGTTCTTCCAGTTAATTACCGTATTAAGAGCCTCGCCCTTCTGCGCACTCTTATTCTTCTTCGTGATTCTCTTACTCGGCTCGCGAAAAGCCAACTCCATGCGTGGATTCGTGGTACCATCTTGAATTGGTTTAAAGAAGAAGGGGTAGTGACGAAACATTTGCACCACCTTCTTCATGAAGATATTCTCTTGCGCGTCCTTACCCGTCTTCGATTGAATCCCGAGAAGCTTATCCTTGACCTGCGTGGCTTCGTCTAAAAGCACAGACGAGCAGATATTCGTGTACCCGCTACGTCTGCACTTCGTATAGAGCTGCCCGATACATCTCGGGTCTGCCTCACACGCGGCCATGTGTAGAAAGATTTCGCGCTGGAATGCAAGATAGTTAGGAAATCCTATATCTATCTTGGTCCATTGCAGCATCATGTAGTGCCTGCCCGTAATATATGTAGGCTCACCGTTATTGAAAAACCAAAAGCCTTCACGCCTACGGCGAAACTCCTCTTCGATATACGGAGAAAATTTCTGTCTGAACTCTCTTGGCATCTCACTCCACTCGTCCATAGTCTTAATCCTAGACAGCTCCGATGGCATAGGAACCCTCTCCCACAGCTGCAGGTTGTTTGGACGTCCATATCCTTCAATTTCCTCTTCGGGAGGCTGAGCGGGAAGTGCAATGTATAGATCACCGATTGAAACAATGTCTCCCGCTGTAGCCTTGGGGCAAATTGCGATAACGTCCTCATCATAGTCATCGACCCTGGCCAGCATAGCGCTTAGAGTAGTTCTTTGACGACTTATTCTTTGACGACTTTGTCTTTGCGTGGACGCCTTTGCGTCGCACCCTCTTAGACTTATAGGTAGATACTTGAACCTTTGCCATTGTATTTAATTTGTACACCTGTCAGGACTCGAACCTGAAACCTGCGCATTAGAAGTGCGCTGCTCTATCCAGTTGAGCTACAGGTGCATACTTTTATTTTCTGTTGCTCCCTGGCCTCCTGGAGGCTTCGGACCTGCCTCTATTTACTGAGGCTGGCTCTACCCTGGTCATGGTTCTGCCCCCGACCGTGTAGTGATGCACGTCTTTTCCGTCGCCCTTAGATACCTTACCATCCCTCTCGGCCCTCCTGCGTCGGAAGTTCCTTCCAGCGCGGGCCTTCTTAGCCTTCTTGCTTTTGTGGAAGAGGCGGTATTCTCTCTTGTAGTTGCGTTTTTTCTTGACGCGCATGGTTCAAATATACGACACGTTTACCTTGTCCGCAAGGTGGGACTTGAACCCACATGTGACCAGTTACCCTTTCTACAAGGTATAAGCTTGAGGGGATACTTGCGGTTATGCGTTTCTTCTTTCAAAGGTCTTCTTTCTGTGGCAATTAGCACACCGCACCTCGCACTTTCGAATCTCTTCTTTGATTGTGTCTACACAAAGCGGTCTGTGCACCATATCTGCTATGTTCCCAACCTTTTCGCCCCTTACGTGATCAAACTCTAGGACTACGGGGTTGGACTCTCCGCAATCAACACAGCCAAAAAGACCCTTAACTCTGTCAACAAAAGACCTATTCCACACCCTTTGCTTAAGCTTTGAGGCTTTAGCCTTTGACTTGTAATACTCCTTGTTGTTCTTGTAGTGCTCTTTTTGATACGCCTTGTTGTAAGCCCTACGAGCTTTGAGGTCTTTGATAGGCATCAGTCCTCAAACTCTCTGTTCCAAGACTCTTCCCAGAATTTGTAGTCTGTCCTGTTGTACTGCCAGACTATCTTCTTCCAATCATTTAGAGAATCTTTCAGCAAAACCTCCTGAGTAGTCTTTCGCTTGTTCGATTTGTCCATTGTCCCTTAGGTCTTTGATCATTTGTTCGAGCCGCTGGCGCTCAACCAACAACTCCTTACAATCCGTGGCCGTCTGCTTAATGGATTGGAGCTCGGCCTTTCTAGCAGCTCCACCCGCTTCTGGATCGACGGGCTTCTTCACCTCGTCAATCATATTGTTGATGGCGACCTCCATGCTGTACATGAGTCGCTGGGCTGCCTCAATCGTTGTGAACTTCTTCTTCGACATAGAGAAGGTCTTCGGCGCGAGTTCTGTACATCTCCACACCGTCAATTTTGATTCTGTAGTCTCGGTTCTCCTTGAAGCCTACCACATCGCCTGGATTTACAACCACATCATCAGCTGTACCGTCACCGCACGTGTAAACCACACGGCCCTTTGTGGGAAGCTTTTTCTTAAGGCTTACAATCTCAATGGCTCCAGAGTCTTTGGGCTCATCTTCGACAGGTTCAAGAAGTGTCCATCCGCCAAGACATTTTATTTCGCCAGTCTCCTTGCTTTTGTACGCAAAGGCCTGGTTACCAATAGCTTGCTTACCGTACTGAACAAAGTAGTGATTGTCAACACCAGTAAGTACTTGACCCTCCTGCATGACGACAAGGTGGTGAAAG